TAAAGTAATTGGACTTTGCACCTTTACCTCTGACGAGGGATCCGTGATTCCGTTCCTTCAGCAAACTGTTGCGTCCTCAAAGAGGATGAACGATCCGTTCCGAGTTGGCTTACTTGCGTCCAATGTTCCAAGGTTTGCAATCTTCATCTGGTACTTTAGTATAAAAGTAATCAATAAGATACTCTTTAGCATCTTGGATGTGATTCTCATCACTGAGTATCTCCACCCTTGTCTGGTTCCATTCTTCACATGACAATTCCCAATGGTAAGAGTCATGATCAGCAATGAGTAATGCTAACAGTAATAAACCATGCATAATTGGATGAACGTATTGGTATCATATCATACCAAGTATATTTATGCAAGTATTTCCTCACATCTTTGTAACATGTTGTTACTTTTTTTGTGGGGTTTTATCTACCCAGTTTTTAGGATTGACTAGACCTCCTGCTTGAATCATATTTACAAACTTACTACTCTTATCATAATAATGATCAAAGATATCAACTGCCTTATCTCCAATAGCAATATCAAAGAAATGTTCCTCACCTTCTTTATACTCTATGAGATATGCATTATAAGGTAGTTTAGGATTGTCTGCTAATTTTTTGTCACACTTCTCATGAAGCACCTTGACCATTACTTATCTCTCCAAACGATGTCATCAAATACTTCTTCCACCAATGCTCTAGTGATTCTGTATTTTGACTGTAAATTTTTATCTTTTACTAACATCAATAGTTCTGCTTCAGACTCATGTAAACCCTCAAGTAATTGAATAAACATGGTCTCTCTTTTCATTTGAGATAGTTTATCATTACCACCCCTTACATAATTGTAAAGAGTTCTCCACTCATGAACAAGACGTGTATGTCCACCAGAGTTGATAGGTGCCTCATTCTTTTTGTAAGGTACTTCACCTTCTGGAATTGCACTTCTGATTTGCTTGTCAAAGTTCCATATCAATAATGCCTTGACATCATCACGTTTATGTTGTGATAGAAGGTCTGCCTTTCCCTTCTTATCTTTCTTACCATGAACTGCTTTGAAGAGTTCAGATACTAAAGGATTGTCAGGTAGTTTTGCCATAATTAATCTTCAAGTTCAGTTGTTTCGTCCCCTTCGATTCGGAATGAAATAATTTCGTCAGGGACTAATTGACCATTCGCATCAAACATTTCTGGATGATATGTATATGCTTGGCGATTGTTGTCTTGTATATAGGTGCGTAGAATATACCCTAATATTACTCCTACAGAAAGAGTGAGAATGCCTGTGAATACACCGATCGTAATAAGTGCTGCTTCCATTTGTTTTCTCCTAGTAAGGTTTTCTATTGGAGGATATTTAGTTCTCCTCCGCATCAAGAGTTCTACTCCCTTATTTATTTCTCCTAGATCATTTTCTTCTCTTGGAGATATTTCAATGTTTCTTTGCATCCACCTATATGTTTGTTGTCAAGTTGAACTTGTGGAAAGGTAGCACCCTCCTCAAATTCTTCGTAAAACTGGGCACGAGTGAAGTGTCTATCCAGTTTGTATTCTAAGTAATCTATTTCAGTGGCAGCAAAGAGTTCTTTCACTCTATCACACCACTGACAATTGTCTCTCGACCAAAGAACTGCTTTCATTTGATTCTAGTTACGTTTCCTGCTACAACTATTCTTTCTTCCTGAGATTTGACAGGATCGATACCATGCCATATCCAAGGAATAAAAAATATAATTTTACCTGATCGTTGAGGTTGAGGGTAAACTTTTTTACCATCCTTGAACTCCCAATAAAGACAATCTTCATTAGGAACATCAACAAAGTGAATCCATGAGAATAGATTCGATTGATCTGGATAGTGATGATGAGCATCAATACCTTTGCCCAGACTCCTTGTATATATCTGTGCCCAGATATGTTGATATGAATAGATCGCTGATTGATCTGCTTCAAACAACCGTTGTTCTTCTAGTTCTCTCTTTATTATTGGACTGTAAATTTGTAACAGTCTTGTATCTAAGAACTTTTCGATAGGTTTACCAGTTCTATTTTGAGAGGTAGGTGCATGATGATAACTTGTATAATACAAGGGTTCTTCTTTCAGATTTTTTCTAGCGAATCTATCTGTGAGGTAAGTCTCCCGTATATATTTTTTATCATCGTAACATAATTCAAAGTCAATTGAATGAAAGATCATATGCCTTGGTCCTTGTACCTTTCAAAGAACTCTTTCATATTGGACTGATTCTGACCTTCATTTGATTTAGGATCGAGTTTGTCGTATCCCTTCATCTTCTTCCAATCAGAATACATTGCTCCTAATAACCATGACTGAGAAAGACTGTTAGGTCCGTCTTCTAATAGTTTGAGTTTGAATTTGTCACTTACGTAACCTTTATACTCTTGTCTCCAATTGGAGTCATCGTAGGGTTTTTCTGTCATGATTTTAGTAACATGTATATGAGACCGGGGATTATTATAAAAAATTGTGGAAGGAAGTTCAATACAATTGCTCTTTCTCTCCACTTGATACCTACATATGTCCAACCGGTGGCTCCTAATAATTGTAGCATACTATTCCACGGTGTCAATCCTAGGACATGAAAGACCATAGCAGTTAGTATCACCATAGCACTAAACCACTTGACTGTTCTAACGCTCATCATATCCAATTATCTTTTACAAATGTAGCATTATCATGATGTTCTATGAAATTGCTAGGTCCAGAAAAATGAACTAACTTAATTTTTTCATTTATTTTACCATCAAGATCAACCATTCTACTTTGACTATCAACATTTTGTTTCCAAAGCATCTCTAATAAATTATATCCTTCAGCACCAGTTCTACCTTTACAATTTCCATATCTTGCCAACCATTCTTTTGGTAAAAAAGTGACGTCCTGTTGTAAATGTTCTTCTATAAACAATTGTTCTCCATGTAGATAAGGAGATCTTCCTGTCTCATAATAATAAGATTGCCAATGTGTTGGATTCTTTAAGAATTCATCTCTTAGATATTTTGTTTCTCCCTGATAGAACATTTGGAATCCACCATTAAACTTATTGTTCCCCCACCATTTGTCACATGCTCCAAAATTTCCCTTCGGTAGATCAAAGTTTATTAAATCATCTACATTACTAGTTACAACAACATCAATATCCATGATGAAACATTTTTCTCCCATCAAAAATGACATGTCATGGAAGTCAAATTTATACCAATGCTGTTTTATTTCCTCTCTCTTTATCAATTCGATTACACTAATATTCTCATCCAATCCATCAGAATTTTCTGTATAACAATAAAAATCAAAAGAAACAGATGAGTTTCTCTTGAGTCCTTTATAAAGTCTGTTTACATAGTCGGGAGAATATTTGTCTCCAACCTTGAGTGTTAGAATGTTCATATTATATTGTAAACTTTCATATAAAAAGAGTGATCCATATATCTAGCATAAAATTTTGAGTGTAATCCAGTGACAGAAGAAAGTTCACTCAAAAATTTATCTTGACGAAGGTATTGTTTCTTATCTCCATGTTGAGGATGTTTTCCTTTTCTCCCAATTTTATTAATATATCCTAACTCTATTCCAGATTGATTTCTATCATCATAAAATTTTGGAGTCACTCCTGTAAGTTGTATCGCTGCATCAAATGGAATATTATCTCGATTATATCCTCGATTACCCCAGTCATACCATGTCTTGTTGAATCTTATTACATCATCTGTCAGTTTTCTCCATAAAATTGTGCACTGAGGACTTGAATACTTTTTAAAATTATAATCATTCTTTGATAAATCTTTAGACAAATTTATTATTGATGACTCGGTAAAGAAAGCACATGTATAACCCTCTAATACCTCATCAATATATGTAAAGTTTCCCCCATGTCTGAGTACAGAAAATGGGAAAGATTTTCTGCTGTTCTCTATAAATTCTTTAGTTAGTTTGAAACAAGCGTCAATCCATACAGTGTGTGAATCTTTGGGAAAATATTCGTGTGGGTGTGCCTTTACATAATATGCAAAGTCTCTTGGATCCTCTATATCTAAGTCTAATTGAATGTACTCCCATGGACCAATGCTTGTGTCGATAGTACCATCGTGAAAACAAACATATCTTACATCTTCTTCATAGAAACTATCTTCTGGGAACTCATCATATGCATTTGTGATACATGTGAATACAATGAGTTGATCATTTATAGAATCTGTATAATTACATGGAGGTTCCTTGATCTTTGGGTTGATGTATGATTCACCCCAGAGTGCAGCGTCCCCTTC